AGTAAGCGAACTTTTGCTATAGTTTTATGTGGTATTAGTTCGTAAGACATTTGCTCCTCTGCGTCGTTAAAATTTGTCCATTTACTCATCTTTGTCCTCCAGTTTTATTGATAAAAAATTAATAAACTCTAATTCAAATACTAAATATATCCTTTCTCTTAATTTCATCTCTGCATAACCTCTGGTTCTTATATTCATATTCAAGATGTCTTCTAAATGATCATATGTTAACTTTTGAGATAAAATTTTTAAAATTTTCATTGTGTTATATTTAGTTAAAGTAATACACGCAATTTGATAGATGATGTTTTGACGACGCATCAAAGTCCAGTCAAGATTACTTGCCATACTTTCCAACTCTTCCAAATAAAGTTCATCGTGTTTGGCTTTAAAATTAGTCATTTTTGTCCTCCACTAGTTCTTTTAAATGTGCAATATTTATATCAATTCTTTCTAAAAGATAATTACGATAAAAGTTGAATTTATCCCCTGAAATATAAGGCGTTTGGCGGAATAGGTTATATTCCTCTACATCATTTCTGATTTGCTTTCTTAGAGCATTAATCGTGTCTAGTTCACCCTTTTTAATAATTTCCTCATTTAATTTTTGTATGTGTTCCATAGCCTCCTCATGTAATTTCTTTTCTTCTGGTGTCCATGGTCTCCATGTTGGCATTTCGTTATTCATTTTCTTCCTCCCTTATGATTTCCCAGTTATCCTCAAATGTATCTAGCAGAATGCCAATCATTGACGGCGGGTTTGATTTATCTATTGTTTGAACTTCCAGTTGGTTATTAATAAATTTTAATTCATAGCTACCGTTAGTTATTGTCTTTCCAGTTTTTAAACCTTTTTTGTAAGCTTCTTTAAATTCCATTTATTCCTCTTGTAATGATTTCCTGTGATTTTCTAGCCATTCCCTATCCTTTAGGATTTTCTCAGGGGTTAGAACGATTGGTTTTTTAGTACTGTTGGCATAATCATTATTCGTGCCTCTGTAGTTCAGTTCTAGAGTTATTCTAGTTTTAATTACTGCCTCTTCGAGTATGGCAAGATTTCCTGCTTCGGTTAGCTGATCCACAAAGAAAGGTGCGGCTTCTAGAATAATCCTTTGGGGTGTTTCAATTACGTTAATCAAACGATTTGTCAGGATTCCAAGCGTTTTGGTATCAGAAATAGCGGCTTTAAAGGCCAGCATGTTTGATTTGCTTGTAGGTAACCCCGTGTTCTCATTACTCGGCATAGGTTCTTTGCTAGCAGGAGCTAAAACTTGCATTGCTATCGTAACATCTTCGCCGTAAACGGAGCTAATAGCTTTGCGTATTTTGGCTTTTTCAATATCGTTTAAGCGCATTTCTTTGGTTTGAATACAGACTTTTTGAGGTGTTATTTCAACAAACTTGTAATCGTCTTGTATTTCGTTTGATCGCTGCTCTCCAAAAGCTCCGTAAAGAGCTTTGGAGAGTAGCATACCTCTTGTTTTTTCTTCTGTTAATTCTGGTATTTCTTCATGCTTCATTTCTAGTATTTCCTCGCTTTTTTGTGGTTCTTTTAGCACTTTGGCCATTAAGTCAGACATAGCAAACAAGCCAGTATGCTCATTGCTTCTGGTTTTTCGCTCCAGCTCAATTGCTTTTTCTTCTTGGTTAGTTAAAGCAACTTGCTCCTGCTCCGTAAGGTTGCAAGGAGCAAAAGTTGCGTGCTGATTTTCTTGTTCAGTTGAATTTTTTATTTTTAATTTTTCATTATCCGAAAAAGAAGAATTACACCCTTTAGGGTGTTCTTCTTTTTCTTTATTATCTATATATGATGAGCATTTATGCTCAGACCTCACAGCATTTATGCTCTCACTTGAAAGCTTATTTGCACTAGCTATTGGAGGGGTATTAGACTCGTTTTTTTCATCTTTAAAATTTAAAATATTATATGCTTGCGTTGTGTAAGAAACTTCATAGACATTAAATAGGATTTCTCCCTCTACCTGTATTGAATGATGAAAAATAAAATTAAAAATGTGGCTTAGCTGTTTCCTTATTCTTGTATTCTGATGTATTTTTTTCTTTGTGATTTTTTTAAACCATTGGCTAGTCAAATATACTGGCCTATCAAAATTCTTGTGTAGTTCATATATTACTTTTCCACACACCCTTGCGCTATTTTCTGCTAAAGTTTTTGTCGGGTCGTCAGCTCTAGGAATATCAAGCCAATCATCATCAGTTTTAGTATAAGATTTAACGATATTACGTTTTTTATAAGAACTAATATAAACAACGTTAGCTTTGTTTTTACTTCTTGCTCTTGCTTTATTGACAACCGCCTTACTCACTATCCGCCTCTAAAATTAAATTTAATAATGTATCTAAATCGTCCCAGAAAACTCCGTGGATTAATGCTTGATCTCCCACCTTGGTCATTCGCTTTAATCTCTCGGCTATCGTTCTAATTTCTTCTATTTGCATAAAACTCCTCTGATGGTTTAATATTCCAAATATCTACTATCCAAGGTCTGCCCTCTGTATTCCTTTTGACGTGGCCTTTAAAAACTACAGAGTCGCCAATTTCTATGTTCTGTAATGCACGGGAGTTTGCGTCGTTTTCTTCTAAGTCGCAGAAAGCGTATTGAAATCTGATGTTGTCTGTTTGGTTATAGACATCTTTAAAAATTGCTTCTTTTACTTCCTTAGAATTAAATATTTTGGTTTCAATTAGGTGTAACTTGCCAAAAAACGTCATGTCCTTTTCCGTCTCTGGATGGAGTACCTTGATAAATGAATGAGGGCCGCCTCGTTTGACAGGATAATGGCTATTTTCAGATAAACCCCTAAGTTCTCTTATAATGAGTCCTCTATTTTCTAAATGCCTTAGATATCTTTTGATAGTAGGTTTTGGTATGTTGTATTTTTCTGACCACTCTTCGCATTGGAAAAGAAAGAACCCGTCTTCTTCTTTTTCTTCAGAGGACAGAGCAAGATAAAATAACCTTTCCCCGTCAACTGTTAAGAGAGAATAGAGTTTTGAAAAAATATTTTTATGAAACCACATAATCTTTTTTTGCAATTACTGTATTGACAACTGCAAAAAAGAATGATAATGTCCAGAGTATCAACGATGATTACTCGGAGCATTTAACACGATTATCTGTTCCCTAGTTTTATGTTTCTACTAAGGTTCTCATACTCGCAAGGTTCTTTTCCTTAGTAGAGGCGCCTCGTTGGTTAAAAAAAGGGTCTCCTTAAGGATTGTTACGATTAAAAAAGTCTTAGCGGTGTTTGTGGTGGTTTTCTTTTTTTAGTTTTTATTCAAATATAAAGCCCGTCAGCTCTCAAAAGAATAAAAAGTTTATAAAATAAACTCCTTGAATTTTCAGGGAGTTATTTTTTTTGTAGTCATTCCGACATATTCTATATTATGGAAAGTAACTACCCCACAAACACCAGCTAAAACCCCTACTAATCGCAAGAACCTAGCAAGTAAATAACAGATAATCACGTAAACCAATTCTAATTTACAGAGTATCAAACTTTGTTAAACAATAGCGTAGCATAATGGCAATTGCTACGCAATAACTTATTTCTTAAAATATTTTTGGTAATAACAAAGCTATCACACCGCCCAATACACTGGTAGCTACTATAGTTAGATTAAGAACAGCAATAGTCTTTAACCAATTAATACTTACATTAATTGACTCTATCTTAGATTCAAGACTAGAAATTCTAGATTCTAATCTAATTTCTAAGTTAATAAGATCTTCTTTAGTAGCTAGATGATTGCTTTGGTCATTAATGGCTTCAACTATACTCTCGGCTTGCTCCTCAGAAAAGCCGTGCTTCATAAAAGTTTTTACTGTAGCATGAGTATTAAGTATTGCCATAAAACCTTATTTGGTTGTAATAGTAAGTAACTTCTTATTACCAGAGTTACCTCATATAATAAAATTATACACTAAATTCTATTGTGTCAATAATTATTTTTCTTTTTTCTTGAAATTTTTGCAAAAAAGATTATATGTTAATGTAATTTAAAATTTATATAAAAAACAATGGATAATCAACAAGAACTAATAGTCAAAGCTATTCAAGCTTATGATTATTACAGCGAGAGCCAAAGAAAGACATTAACAATGTTGTATCAGTTATCTATAGATAATATAGCAACAATTAAAGTTGCTACTTTAGCTGATATTACTGGATATTCTAGGTATATGATTTATAAAAATTTGAAACAGTTTGCTCAAGATGGAATATTAAAATTCTCAGAAGGTGGACAAAAGATTGTGAATACATTTAAATTTAATGAGAATAAATTACAATCAATTGTTGATGTGTATCAGAAACGTCTTGAAGTTATATCAAAATAAAAAATCTATAGAGAATGATTAATAGAAAATTATTAATTTTAATACTACTTCAGACTATTTCGGTTACTTGTTTAGCAAATTTTAGTAACTTTAAGATGTATATTAATAGTTATACAAACAGTAAAAAGCATAATTTTGAATATTATTCAATTGTAGAGACAAATCACCCCAAAAATAATAAAGGAATAAGTAAAAATGTATTACATAAATTTCCACATTATTTTTCTGTTGGGCAAACTGTAGAGAAAGCTTTAAAAGCTTATGGATATAAGTTGTTTTCTTTTGATCCTAAAAAAAAAGAAAGTTACATTAACAAATTAGCCCCTATCTATATAAATTTTAGCTATATGGAAGAGCGTAATGTACCTACAGTTTTATTTCAATTAAGTGTAAGTGAATATAATGTACCAAATCAAAAAAATAGTTCTTTAAAATTTACAGAAGCTTTACAAGAACTCTCTAAGAAAAATGCTAATATTCAGACAAGCAAAATATGGGAAATACTTTTAATTGTAGAAGATGAACTTGTTATAAGTAATGAACTACTCTTAAATTCAATGATAAAATGTGCAGCTACTTATTTTAATGAAAATTTTAAAGGAATAGTTAATTGTGAAAGATAAAATGCCAAGGCTATTTCTTAGTGTTCTTTTTTTATTCTACCTACCCCCCTACTCTTTTGCTAACGTTTCAGTATGTTTTACTCCTCCTAGCAAGTGTGGTAACTTCATTGTAGAACAAATCAAACAAGCCAAGCAGAGCATATACATTCAAGCTTACGGCTTTACTTCTAAAAAGATTATTGATGCTTTAATAGAAGCTAAAAATAGAGGTGTAGAAATAGAAATTATTTTAGATCGTAGTAATTTTTATAAAAAGAAACAGAACGTTATAAAACTTCTAGAAAGTAATCAAATAAAAATCTATCAAGATAAAGTAGCTGGCATTGCTCACAATAAGGTTATGATTATTGATAATACAACAGTGATTACTGGTAGTTTTAATTTTACTGATAATGCTGATAAAAGAAATGCAGAAAACGTTATTGTGTTACATGACAACAATGTAGCACAGCAGTATTACGATAACTGGAAAAAGAGAAAACAATAAATAACATTTCTAATACTATATCCTATTAAGAAATGAAGCCCAGTGTTTCTGCGGTATTCCAGACGTAAAATGGAAATATGCCCCGCAATTTTTTAGTTTTTTCAAGAAAATTTTCCCCACTTTTTTTATTTTAAGCACCCGTGTTGAAAAGTTATTTACCCGTGTTGGTTATGGATAAATTCGCTCTACACCCATTGGCACAAAAGCCACGTTGATGGGTGTTTTACAAAAAAGATACATAAATACTGTAATTAGTTGTAATAATACCTATATCAAATTTATTTGATAAAAATATTATTTTTAACTAAAAATTAGTTGACAAACTAGTTTTTCTCTTCTATACTCCCCTATAAGTAATCCATGAAGGCATAAAAAAAGAGCTTAAGCCGTAAGACCTAAACTCTTCTTTCATGGATTACTGCTAGGAGCATATCTTCGCCGATACAGCTCCTAGCCAACATAACACCTTTCATTCTAAAAACGGAGGTTAAAAAAATGAATTTACAGATTACAAACAATAACGGCAAAGCGCAAGAGACTTTTTTAAAACAACTAGAGGGATTAGCTCTTGCCCGTGATATTTTAACCGCTAAAAATTTGAATAAAGATGCGGAGTGTGATACAATAACATATAAATCTACTTGCGAGTTATCAATGCCTAAAGATGTTATTACGCCTAAAATGGCTTTTCAGCTGCTTAATAATCTGGAAGCTCTAAAAGAAGCTGGCAAAGTTTATTTTCAAAGAAATAGCCAAAAAGCTTTACCTGATCATATTTCAGAAACTCCTAAATTCCATGAAGCAAAAGAGGAAAAGCTAGAGTTATCTGATTCCGCTAAAGAAACAATAGACAGAATTGGGGCAAGAGCAAGGAAAGCATTTATTAAAGAACAAATGGCAAGGGCGGATAAGTATAATATCCCTTATGACTGTTACAATGTTAATTTCCTAGAGCTAAGCTACAAGATAGATCAGTACGAGATGCTACTTGAAGAAGCAAAAGACTTGGGAATTTACTGGGAAATATCTGATTACGACCCAGTAGCCTTGGAACAGGAAATAGAAGCCTGCAAAGAAAGCGAGAAAAGAAGCAGAGATTTAATGTACAGTGATTATTTGCATTCTCGGAGAGTAGCTGTATGAACAAGCAGGAATGGCTAAGGGAACGTAAGAACTACTTGGGTGGAACTGATTTAGCTGCTATCTGTGGCTTAAGTCCCTATAGGACTGCTCTTGACGTATACTTAGATAAAACCAGCGATGACATAGCGGAAGACACTAACTCTGCAATGCACTGGGGAACTCTTTTAGAGGACGTTATTGCCAAAGAATATGCGCAAGTTACTGGCCAGACGATAGAAATAGAGCCAAACACAATCTATCACCCCGAATATAAGTTTTTAGGAGCTAATATTGATCGGTGGGTTGGTAATAAAGAGTATGTCTTAGAATGTAAAACAGCTGGCTTTACCAAGGCTAAAGAATGGGGCGACTTAGGGACTGACCAAATCCCTGAGTCCTATCTTGTACAAGTAGCTTATTATGCTGCAATCTGTGATGTACCAAAAGTTGATATAGCTGTCCTAATTGGCGGTCAGGATTTTAGAATTTATACTTATAATAGAGATAAAAATCTAGAAGAAAAACTTATTAAAATTACATGTAATTTCTGGCACAATCATATAGAAAAAAGAGTGCCACCTAAATGTGTAAATACTAGGGATACGTTTAACTTATTCCCACAAAGTAACCATAAAGAAATAACTGCTAAAGAGGATATATTGGCAAGACTTAAGGAACTGAAAGAAGCTCGTGAAGAAGAAAGTAGGATACAGACTACCATTGAGAAATTAAAGACAGATATACAGGAGTTCATGCAGGATTACGATGTGCTAATAGATGAGAACGGCAATGTAATAGCTACATGGAAAAATACAGCACCAAGGTCATTATTTGACCTTAAAAGGTTTAAGGAAGAAGCTAAGGAAATGTACTTGAAATACGCAAGTTATAGTAAGCAATCAAGAGTATTTTTAATTAAGTGAGATGAAAAATGACTATTAGTAAAGAACGTTTGGAACAGCTTAGGGATAAATTCTTAATCAATTTACGTATGGATTTTGATGACATACTTTCTTGGAGCATAGAGGAATTGGGAAAAAACCCTAAAAAGTTCTTAAAACAATATATAAAAGAATTAAAAAATGATCCAATGGAAGATAGAGGGTTAAAAACTAATTTAGGTTATTATCTTAGTGATTTTCCATTAAGATTAAAGGATTTCACGGAAGAAGAAATTAAATATTTAGAAGAGGTAGAAAATGAGTAACATAGCAGTAAAAACAACATTATTAACACCGAGTAATTTAAAAGAGGCTATGGAATATGCTACGATTATAGCAAATAGCGCTATGGTACCAAAAACTTATCAGGGTAAAGCGGGCGATATTCTGGTTGCCGTGCAGATGGGAGCTGAACTTGGGTTAAAACCTATACAGGCTTTGCAGAATATAGCGGTTATTAATGGCAAACCCTCCGTATATGGGGATGCGTTACTCGCTCTTGTACAGGCGCATCCGTCATTTGAAGATATTAAGGAATGGTATGATGAGAAAACAAATACGGCATTTTGTACTGTTAAGCGTAAGAACCAAACTGAGCATACTGTAAGCTTTAGCATAGAAGATGCTAAAAAAGCTGGTTTATGGGGCAAGAGCGGTCCGTGGACTCAGTACCCAAAAAGGATGATGCAGATGAGAGCTAGAGGTTTTGCTCTTAGAGATAAGTTTGCTGATGCTTTAGGAGGCCTGATAACAGTTGAAGAGGCACAAGACTATCAGGTAGTAGATACGCCAGAAAAGAATGTAACACCTATTACAAAAACTGATATGCTAAGCAACAAACTTGATCACATTGTACTAGAAGAGGAAGAAGTAAAAGCCCAAGAGCCAAGTGAAACTTTTTTAGAATTAGTAGAACTTGTTAAATTGCATAATGTATCAAGCGAGATAATAAACAAGTGGTGTAGTAAAGCTGGTGTCGAAAGTATTGCCGATTTAGGCGAGGAAAAGCAACTATCCTGTATTGAATGGATTAACAAACAATATAATTATGCTCAAGATATGGAGGCGGCATAATAATTTAATAATAACGGAGGTAAAAATGATTAAGGCTAAAATTTCTATTACTATAATAACGTGCATGCTAACTCTTTGTAGTTGTGGTAATACTTGCAATATGACAGACGAAGAAAGGCAAAAATATATGCAGGAAGAAAGCCGTAGAGATTTAAGAGATTTAATAATTAAAGAGTAGAAATATGACAGACATAGAACAATATTTAAGAGAAAAAGAAATTGCAGAACTAAGGATAAAATGTTTTGAGTTAGCAAAAGAACTATATGGAGATCAAGGTATTTTCAAAATATTAATAATATCTCAAGAAATATATAAATTCATTGTAAGAGAAAACGACGCCGAAATAGACGCCGTTATTGCTAAATCGCAGGAACAAAAAGAGAGATTCAACCGATTTCTTTAACAACCTTAAGACATTCCTTGTAAGTATCAAGAATCTCTTGTTTTGAGGGATAAGTGTTTCTAAGGATTCGTTCCATAAGTTGAAATGCTACAGCTTCAGGAGTTTCTGGAATGTTAGAATTAGACATAATTAATCTCTTTTAAGTTTAAAAAGAGAACTGACTTGATAAATAATAGATAATAGAATATAACTAGGTATATAGTACTGCTATTAAATCTGCGTCAGTTCTCACACCATTGCAGATTAAAGAGTAGTTAGAAGTAGAGCCCTAACTACTCTTTTTTATTTTCCCCATCATACCACAACAATATGTTTTCATAAAGCTATAAGTATGCTATACTCGCGGGGTATCTAATGATGCGGAACCTTGCGAGTATTGGGATTTTATCAACCTAGGGGTAGCAATATCCCTAGTGTCTTTTTATTAAATTTTATAATTCTTTAAAAAGTCTCGCATTTTGTTAACTATCAAAAGTGGGATTCATGAAAGAATTAATAAAAACTATTATCTTTAGCAGATATTTTATTGTTGCTGCTGCTATAATTATTGGCCTGCTATCGGCTTATTTTTGGTATCAAGACAACCCTGTTGAAGAAGTATCAGAAGAAATCATAAAGACCCAAACTGGCCTAGATATTGATTTATCACCTCAAACTCCTGAGGACTCTAAATGAAAACATCGGAAAAAGGACTTGATCTCATTAAACAATTTGAGGGATTTAAGGACTATGTATATATGTGTCCTGCTGGGAAACCAACAATAGGATATGGTCATGTTATAGATTCCAAATTAGTTGCGCTTACTAAAGCAGCTCCTCGTATGACCAGAGAAAAAGCAGAGCAATTACTTAAAAACGATGTTAAAGAGGCGGAGAACGCTATAAATTCATCTGTAAAGGTAAACATAAGTCAAGGTCAATTTGACGCTCTAGTAAGCCTTATATACAACTGGGGAGCATATAATTTTAAAATAAGCAACGGGCTTAGAAAATTAAATGCTGGAGATTACAAGGGAGCAGCTATTGAATTTTTTAGTAAAGAACGTGGAGTTGTTAGTATAAAAAAAGAATTTTCACTTGGGTTATATAGAAGAAGACAGGCGGAGCTTGCATTATGGGAATCTTAAGACATAAATTTAGAGCTAAACCTTGTGAAGCAGACGAAATCAAATTTGCTTCCAAAAAAGAGCATAAAAGATATCAGCAGCTTAAAATATTACAAAACAGTGGTGAAATACTATTTTTCTTAAGACAAGTACCCTTTCATCTAAAAGCTGGCGTTAAATATGTCTGTGATTTTGTTGTTTTTTGGGCAAATGGAGAGGTAACAATTGAAGATGTAAAAGGCGTAA